TAGTACTAAGCGCTCGTTCCCATCAGGGCAGTATAAATCAACCTGGATTATGGTCCCGCCTTATATCAAGCCGGATGACCAGGTCCTAAGCGGTTCATACTCACCCGTTGTAGAGACGCAAATCACTGCGTCGGAGGGGCACCCGTTCCCGCCTAGGAAAGGCGGACTGACGGGTGACGTTGGTGGAGAGTTCTTTACGACCAGAACATACGTGGTAACACGTCCTGGTCGGGTTAGTATCAAGAACTCCTCTACTAATGGTTTCGGGAATACAAACATCCAGACCTATCAAGGTCCGGCTTTCCCGATTACACCTACTACGGTAGCTTTTCCGCCCACGGGCCAGACCGTTGATTCGGTACTGAATGCCTATGGTGCGCAAGCTGTCGCAAGGTGTAAACCCACCAACTCAATTGCTGACGCCTCTACCTTCCTGGGAGAACTTGCCCGAGAAGGTATTCCCCATGCACTGGGGAGCCAAAGCTGGAAAACTAGGAATTGGCACCACCTTAAGTCTCAATCAAGAGCTGGTGGTAAAGATTACCTTAATCTTCAGTTCGGCTGGATGCCCTTAGTGAACGAAATTCGCAGCTTCGCAGCTGCGGTTCGTCGCGCCGATAGCGTGCTCAGTCAGTTCGAGCGCGATAGCGGAAGGGTTGTTCGCAGACGTTACAATTTCCCATCGAAAAGGACTGTTGACACTGAGCTGATCAGTACCGGTACTTACGCGGCCTTGCCGCCTGGTATCACAGCTTTCGTGGATCAACAGAACCTTGGGAACGTGGTTAGAAGGCGTGAGACCCTTCAACGTAGGTGGTTCTCTGGAGCGTTTACTTACCATCTCCCTACCGGATACGACTCCCGGATAAAGATGGCCAAGTACGCTGCCAGAGCCGAGATCCTTCTCGGTGTAGCACCTACGCCAGAAACACTCTGGAACCTCGCTCCCTGGAGCTGGGCCGTGGATTGGTTCACCAGTACCGGAGATGTCATTTCGAATCTCACGGACTGGTCACTTTACGGCCTCGTTATGCGCTATGGGTATCTGATGGAGCATACCATCGTGAAGGATACTTATACCATCGATAAGACAGGTCATCTAGGTCTGTCTGGCGGTGTTTCTCCCATGACATTCGTCACTGAGACGAAGTTGAGGAAGAAAGCTAACCCCTTTGGTTTCGGGATTACCTGGGAAGGCTTGTCACCTTACCAGCTCTCGATCGCTGCAGCTCTTGGCCTGGCTAAGAGTTGAAGTTTGTGCTTGTTGCACAGCGTCCAAACACCTAGCTCGGTTATTCACGAGCTATAGCAGAAGGAGTACGCCCTATGTCGTTTACTGATCCGCAAACCGTTACCATCTCCGGTGTGACGACGTCACTGCCCCGCGTAAGCGTGGGCGATAACGCGTCGAAGTACCAGAGTGGCGACGGCCTCATCGAGCTGCTGGCCTCCTCGTCCTACGGGAAGAGGCGTCGGCGGCTCCTGCGGCTGAACCATCAGAAGATCACAGCAGATCCGTTCATCCCTGCCCAGAACCAGGCTGTGTCGGCGTCCGTTTACACGGTCATCGACCACCCGATCATTGGGTACACGGCGGCGGAGCTGCTTGCGTTGTACACGGGATTCAACACCCAGGTCAACGCATCTACGATGGCCCTCGTCACTAAGATCCTCGGTGGCGAGAGTTAAACCACTGGGAGACAATCTATTTTACGCTATTGTCATGTTAGTGATGTTGACAGTAGTATGGATGGGTTTCTTCACGTGGCTGGTTCACTTCATTCTGGATTACGGTGTTACTGTATACCCAGACGGTCGTTGGAAAGACTGTGCCTCTTTTTAAAGGCAGTGAAGTCAGCTCTTAGCGCATAGGCTAGGAGACCCAAACCCCCAAGATGAATGGAGGTAGGTCTGAAAAGCCTACAAATACTCTGGTTGAAAGTGGCCAGTGAATGCGCCACTTGGTGCTGCACTAGCGCCCTCAGAGATTATCAAACTGTCTCTGAGCGTGTCGAACATGAAGGTGATTCGTTCCTAACGATCACTCTACCTAGCTTCGGTAAAGATTTCGAAAGAAGTCTGGAACGCGGCTTCGTAGGTCACGACTTGTTCGCTGGCTTCGGCTGGCAAGCAGGTCTCCCCGTATTTCTAGGGGGTTTCCTTGACCTTGTGTTCGACCGTGCTACTGGTGTTCTACTCGAGAACCCCGATATCACCGCGATTCGCTCAATACGGCAGCTAACGCTAATGTTTGGGAAGATCGAGTTGCCTTGTGCCCCTCACAGGGTCAGGGCAGCGTTGGAAGGGTACATCGAGACCGAGCAGGAAGTCAAAGTAACCGACTCCCGGTTTTCTCCATTTGATTATGAGAGAATTAGTCGGATGGCCCGGTCGCTGTTCGGCGACGTGTTTTCAGATGTTGAGCAGCAATTGCTTGACGGTGAGACACTCCCGAAACATGGTCCCGGTAGTACGGCAGATGGCCTGGTTGGTAACCAGAAGTATCTGCTAGATACGTGGACCTACCGTCTAGAGCAGTATTTTCCTTTCGTGGAGAATGTTGTTCCCAACTGGTCGTTGAGTAACATCAGTGATCAGATGGACGGAGTTGACTACCTCGATCCCGGACGTGAGCCACCTGTGAAGGTGATCACTGTTCCTAAAACGCTCAAGACAC